ACGTAGGGCTGAAGGAAATCCCCCGCTTGATGCAGTTAACTCCTGTTTTGTCCCAGCTGCACATGTGAATGTTGCGCACTTCGCGTTTGCGTCAGGTCTTAGAAGAACAATGCTTAAGTAAGACTCGTTTAGCCAGCTTTGAAGCTCAACACGTGGCCAACGTACCCCTGTATCTTGTAAGACAGACTCAACGCGTGAAATTATGTCTATTACTTTAAATGTCGCCATCTTCCCAAGCTTCATTTATGTTTGGCGTAGAAGGATCATCTCCTCTTAAGGTTCCATCTTCGTTGCGAGCACGTTTTTTCTTTTCAGGTTTTGGTGCAAGATCTTCATTCGCAGCGAGTTCTTTACCTTTTTCGTTAAGCTGAAATTCATTATCGACAATACCTCCAACTTCAATTGGCTCTCCGTCGAGTATAATTACTGCTTTGTTACTTACGATTTCTCCGCCGTATTTTTCTAGTAATTCGTATATATTCATCGCAATCTCCAATAGAGTGGGGGGCTGTTAAGCCCCCCTTGGTTATTAACTTGCTGAACCTACTAGAGCAGTACATAAAGCTTCGTTTTTAAGAACTTTTCGTCCGTAGACTGCTAGTCCTCTAACCTTGTCACCGAAGTCGGTTTGGTTACGAAGCTGTTCAGTTTTGCTTATTTGTGAAGCAAAAGAACAAGCGTGAGATGTACCTGCAACCATCATTCGTCGTGCTTTAGCATTAGATACTGAAGCGCCACCTGATGTTGCTGATAGACCTGCAACAAGTGCCTTACCAGCTTGCCCTTTTGGAAGCAGGTTAGATACATAAACAGTAAATCTATCAAGCATTCCGATTTTACCTGTTCGAATGGTGCTTGACTGATCGCCTGTAAAGTAAGCTTGTGCGATGTCTGTTTGCATTAGAAGTTGACGATCATGCGGTGTCATAATCAACCAACGTCCATCTTCTGGAACGTTCTGCTCATCAAGCGCGGCAGACATTCTAAGAATAGTTTTTAGGACGTTTGCTGGAGTTGCCTGATCGACTGGTGCAGTATCAGTACCTAAGTTGTAGTTACCAGAAATTGCACCTGCAGTAGCACCTTTGTTTGCTGCCGCTGCGCCTTCGGTTACGAAGTAGCTAAAGAACACTTCGTTTTCGATTGCAATTTTTAGCTGTTTTGCAGCATCTTCAGTGAACATGTTCATAAGATCCATGTCAGCCTGATATGCAAGCACATCATTGACCTGAACACTGAAGTATTTACCCTTATCGATCTGCATGTCGACAGTGATAGGGACAGGTACTTCGTCGGTTAGAGTTGAACCCGCACCTGCATAATCATTGATAGTAATTGATGGAGCAGTACGAATTGTTATTGTGTCACCCTGATTTGCGATTTCGCCTTCCCAATCAGTGTTAGCGATTTCAGTCATCATGGTGTTCGCATAGAATTTTGCATTCAGCTTCTGCGACCAAAGCTGAGGAATGAATGTCCCTGAATAGGACGGGTTTGTGTCGAATGCGCCTGAGCCTACGACGGGGAATACAGCAGCCATTTTGGGCCTCCTTAAAAGTTAGTGTTAAGACAGCTGCTTTTGAGTTAACGCGTTAACACTAAGGTCGAACGCGATTTTCCATATATGCAGCAGTCAGTTCCGCTTCAAGTTTTGCCGCATCATCGTACTTACCTCGTGTGTTAAGCGTCCTAACTTTTGCCCAGGCACTATCCATATCTCTTGTCGAGTAGATTTTACCATTGGGCGTTGTCGGCGCTTTTACAGAGTTAGCACTCCGATTTGGCGCGACCTGCTTTTCAAGTTCTTGTTGGGCTACAGGTTTTTCAGGTTCATCCGGTGTTTCCGCCAGTGTTGCTTTCCATAGCTTCACATAATCCGCTATAGCTTCAGCATCACCTTTGTCGTATGCAACCTGAGCTTGAACTCTTCGCGGGGCTCTAAGCATGGGATCATGCTCATTTAACCACGCTATCCAACGTTCGTCGTTGTCGATCTGAGCAAAATCAGGGATCAAATTTACTAATCTCTGACTAAACTGTGTTTCTCCAACTTGATTACCAGTCTCTGCAATTTTTTCCTGCAAAGCTTTGATAACTGAGTTTTGCTGCTCTAGTTTCTCTTCATAGTCCTGAGCCACTTCTTGAGCAACTTTACGTTGGACGTTCAACAAATCTTCGCCAAACTCTTCTCGATCTGCATCAGTCACTAAACTGACTTTCTCCTTCGGCTTTGTCGGCTCTTCTTTTTTTGCAGTCATTTCCTTGCGGAACGCGCTTAATTCATCGGTCAATTGCTTCACTTGTTGATGCAACCGAGGAACTTCAGCGTCGTACTTACCCTTGAGGGTATTGTACTTCTGCTTAAAATCGTCCTCTACGTCCGTCGGCGACGTGTCAGCTGGCTTTACTTCTTTAAGTTCAGTTTTTTTAACTTCAGCTTTAGGCTCGCTTTCAGTTTCAGTTTCCAACTTAACCTTTTCTTCAACAGAAGCTTCGTCTGTCTCAGTGTCAGGTTGGGCTTGCAACGCTTTTTCGAGTTCTTCGACTTCTTTTAATTGTTTCTGTACCTGTTTCGGTAACGCCATATTTTTCTCCTTAAAGCTCCAACTCTGTTTTGCAGCGCCCGAAGGTAAGCTGCGCCCGTCTTTGGTCTGCTTCGTCGTGCTCTTACGAGCGGTTTGCTACTTTAGGCGAGTCTTCAATCGCCTTCAGTAAATCTTTAAATGCTTCGCAGCGACCTTGCAGACGGTGGATTGTAACCATGTCATCTGCTTGTATTAGCCGCGAAACGGCTTTTTCAATTTGCTCTTCAAGCAGTGCTTTTAGAGCGTTATTGCCTGTTTCTTTTATTCTAAGCAGCGCGTTAATTTGCTGCTGGTCACAAAGATTCAAGTCAATCATGAAAAAAGAATACTAAATATGTGTTAACGTGTCAACAGATTGATAGCTTATTGTCCATTTGGTCGTGGGCTGATCGTATTAGACTCTCTGCCACCTTGAGGCGTACCATCTTCTTGTAAATTCGCAGCTTGTTGTTGAGCCTGCATTTGCTGCATCATCATGGCTTGCTGTTGCGCTATTTCCTGCTGTTTTTGGACATCTTCACGAGAGGGAACAAGGCGGTCAACATTTGTATTTAAGTTACCTGCCATATCACGCATGAGCTCTGCTGTGCCAGGAAGACCGACAATCTGTTGTGCAATTGGGCTTTCTAGTACAAGACGCAAAAATTCGTTCTTACGCACAGCTTCTGCTTCTTTGACTACCAGAGACATCGCACCACGTGCTAGTATCTGCACATCACCGATTAGATCTGGGTCTTCAGCATATCTGAGGTTTCTCTGGTATTGTCGCTCGAGCATTGGACGTAAAACGTCGAAATCAATATTACTTATAACCTGCTTGATAGATTTCCCTGCGTTACTCATGAGCATTGACAGACCCGACGAAGTTCGCCCTGCGCCTGGAACATGCGATCCTGTCATATATTTGGGTATACCAGACACCTCATCAGCCAGATTCATGAACTTATCAAACACGCCTAGTAGCTCGGCAGCATTAGAATTTGGCTGAAAAAATGTCATAGGCGGCGAGGAATCATTGTAATCAGACGCTTGGAATTGCCAGATCTTCCAAGGGTGCATCTGTGTGATATCCTCGCCGGGAGGTAATCGACTGATATTTACACCGACCTGTGGACCGGAGGAGATCCCCATATTATTTGCAAGCGCTCGAGCAGCCGCGTTACACATATTCTGGGCGTCCATACAAAGATCAGCGACTCCGTTACCGTCCAAGCGACCTGGAACTTTCTCGAACGAAGTAACGTAGTATGGCTTACGACCTAGCGGGTCATAATTCAGTACAGCACGAATGACAGTGTTATTTACCATCCATACTTCACAAGGGTATGATCTTTGAGGATCTGGAACCTCTTCTTCAGACAAACCCCAATCTAATAATAAATCGCCTGGAATTGTATCCCAAAGCTGTATGGCTGCAACAACATCAGAGCTTGCTTCATCCATGTCGATGCTTGTTACATCTTCATACTCTTGATGTTCCTGATCGAGCCAGTTCATCCCACCAGCACCAAAATCAATAAGAAGCGAGCGCACAGCTGCCTCATCATATCCTTCAACACCGAGCATATTTTCTACGTCCTCGCGAGTGAGGTGGTGTACCTCAATCACAGGCATGTTTTGTACGTCATCACCCCACGGACACCAGTAGAATTTAAATGGATCAACGCGCTCCCATTCGTCCCGCACAACGTCGACAACACCAAGCCCACCGTCGATGTACTTCATCGTTTTACGTTTTCTCGGGATTGGCCCCTTCATTATCGCGTAAGGGAATGTCGCTATATCGTTGGTAAATTCAAACAGAGCTTTGGTGTAACCGCCCTCTGTCATCTGGTCTTCCATTTTCTTTTCCATGCGTTCGACACGCTTTTCAGCTTCAAACTTCATAGCGCGCATGGCGGTATCTTTCATGCCGCTTGCTAACTCTTTTAGTTCATCCTGTGTTGGCGGCACATTACCGGCTGCGTAATACTGCATCAAATTTTGACGCATTATATTCTGCATGGTCTGTGCAACATCCGGTGGGACTTCAGGTATAGGTGTAGCAGAGAGCGACCAAGGCTTATCCTGTCCTTGCCCCAGAAGTGTATCGCGGAGCCAAGCTGTCGCTGTACGACACTTCGTGCTCACAATACCCATAAAAATTTCTGAGCCACCGTGTTCTCTTATCTCGGCTAGTTTGTTTGGTTCGTACTCCATGTTGCGAGCACGTATGCAACTTACCAGTCTGTCTTCGAGCTCATCTCTAAAATGATCTCGCATCATTTCCCAACGGTGTCGTGTGTGAGAAGCCAAGCCTTGAACCATAGGAGAGTTCTGCGCGGCATCATTCTCGCGCTGCGCTGCCGCTTCGAGATCGCTTGAACGGGCGACAGGAATTATAGAGGGGCCAAGCTTCATTTTTAAATAAGTACCATTAAACTGTTAACGCGTCAACAGATTATGTCCAACCTCCGGCAGACACTTTGACGACTTCCTTTCTTTGCGTAGCAAAATTTA